CACTTCCATAGTGTCACCCTCACCCGCAAATGCAAGTACTGACGCGGCTTCAAATAACGGAAAAATTTATATTATGTAAAAATAATCGCAGAAGACAAGGCCGAAGATTCAACGACAAACTAAACAATTATGTCGATAATCTTCGTATGCTTTTCTGGCGTAGCCACAACGAATCTTACAAAGGTATCGGCAGTACCTTCTAAGACACTCCGCATTAACCCCCGCAGCAACCAAAATCTTTTTCTCTAAAGCAATACGGCGGTAATACCTCCGCCGACGAGCACTATTGTGCTTGTAGTAGCGAAGGAACCAATAAAGCCCAGGCAGTTTGCGAAGTATTTTGTTGTGCATGACAGAACAACGTCAGAGGATCGTGCAATTTAAAATCTTGTTTGGCAGAAGGAAGCAACGCGGTAAACCGCGCTCAGTGATTGGGTTCGGGACAGCATGACCCTAACGGGTCATGTCCCTTGCGCCGGTCGGCGGCGCAACCCATGTTAAAAAGCCTTTTCAATGGCAGATGGAGTTAAACCCAGTTCAATTAGGTCTTGCTCGATATCGGCAATAACTTGTCGATGTACCCAGCGATCATCAGCAGATAAACTCTCATCCAATAAACCCTGTTTGAAATCAACAAGAACATCAATCAAATAATCAACTCGTTTACTCTGTGCTTTAGTCATTTTAATCACCCCCAAAAAAAATTAAACCGTTTTATTTTTTACTAAACATTCAATAATATTAACGACATAAATAGTGTTTTCTTTAGTAAAAACAATAACTTATTTATATTTTCTTTTGTGATAACCATCCATATTTAACAGCCGCTTGGCAGGTCTCAGGAACGATGCTAAGCCTTTGTGCTTTGTGTCCATAGCAGACACAATTGTTTTTGCTTGCAACACATGCAGCAACATGTTCCCAATCCACTAAATCACTGACCATCGATAAAGATTGTTTTGTTCGCGTTTCTGGAACTGCTACGGGTTGTGAAACAGGGATTAGTTCGGATTTTAACGACTCAGGGTACAATACTTTTTGTTCTGCAATAGGTAAGGATGCATCTGTTTCATTTGACGGGTTTATACGCTCTTGGATGCGTGAATAAGAAACCATTGCCATAACTGGAATGGCAAAAAACAAGAAAATAGCTGTATAAACAATTTTGGGTATTGCACGCTTAGGCTTGGCAACATGCAAACTCGATGAGTAATAAAGATCAAATGCTTTCTTTTCTAGACGATACGGTTTTTTAACCGCATTAGAGCGACTCGATTTAAGTTTTGGTGTACTGCAATACTCTGCCCATTCAAACGACTTGGAACCACTCCATTCCTGACTTAAATGAATATGGCGATCAGCATTTTCAAGTACGTAAGGATGAACAAATTTAGGCGATTGCGTAATAACAAGGAAATCCAGGCCGTGCTTTCGATGTTGACTCAGATACTTAATATGTTCAGGGGGATCTTTAAGGTTCAACGCTGGCCAAGGATAAGCAGCTTCATCAACGACAATTAAACTTCCTTCAACAAAATTGTCTAGCTTTTGAATACCCTCTGGATCAAGTGGATCAACGGGCGTTCTTTGTGCCCAAGAATTTAACTTAGCAATTGAAAGTTTAATATGCGGTAGTTTTAAATCAGGAATGCCACAGACATAAACAATACGATCAGATTCAACAGCCGGCTTAATATGTGACCAAACAGCATGATTAGTTTTGCCACATCCAGGAGTGGCAGTAAGCACTATAATCATTTTGGTAATACTCCAAGTTTTGTCACAAAAACAAACGTTGCTCTAAACGTGATAGCACCTGTGATAATGCCCAAACCATCACCTATTCCGGCCAAATTAATGATCGATAACGCAAGACTTGGAATATTGTTGTAATAGCCTTGTGCCATACTGAAAAGCTGCGTTAGCAAAGCAATGACAGCAGCATAGCTGATAAAGCCAATGCCGAGTGCCAAAAGAACGCGGACCGCTAAATAACCAACACCGGCTGAAAGAAATGCACCCAGGGGTATCAAAATACTAAACATAAAAACTCCTTATTAACTAGGATTAGCACCACCACGTACACCAGCAACAATGTAGATACCGATCAACGTGGAAAGCATGAGAATGAAAGGATTTACCATGATTGCAGTGTCACAGATGGGCTGTGTAGGTATCGCAAAATCTACGTTCTTGGTATTGACATGAACATCAGGAGGACATGAACCAGAACCCCAACTCGTAGACGCAAAAGTATTAGGAACTTCATGGGTAATTAAAGCGGCAGGAGGAACTTCATCGAATTTTATTTCAAATGATTGTTTTTCCGGTTGTTGCTGTACCGTTGTCGTAGTAGTCGAATTGGTTACTGAATTGTTAATGTCGTAGTTTGTAACTGTCGTTTTTTCTCGATAGACCAAACGATCAGGGTTTTCAGCGGTAGCACCGTCAGATAATTCCCCGGTTGTTGTGGTTTTTTCTGAGCCTGTAACATTGCCTTGTGAATCCTTTGTGGGCTTTGTTTCTTCACTCAATTGTTTTGAAGGAGTACCAACCAGAGACGGTACTAAAGTGGGAATATCTTGACCCTTAGAAAGTAATTCAGGAACAAACCTTGGATCATTTAATTTTGTAGCAGCTGAATCCCAATCTGATTGTGTCGCTGCATGAGGAACAGAAGGTGTTGTACCTACTGGCTGCAAGGTTCTGATGAGATTATCACCCCAAGGACAACCAAAGACTGAATTACCATCGCCACAATAAGCAACACTGGTCCATCCTTCTGGTTGTGTCATTGAACCACCGCAATTGGGATGTTTCGCTCTTTTATAATTGTAATAATAACCACCAGAAGCGACTGTATATAAGCCAGAACCAGCAATAGCGGTACAATTAGCCGCACTAACTTCGATTGCAGTTTCTCCAACAAACCAATTATCGGATGCGTCTTTGCAAATCGATGATAGCTCACAAACTAAATTCGCAATACCAATCGCCATTCCAACAGGGCCTGATGCTATCGCAAACTTACCAACTGCTTTACCAATCCTCGCAACATCAACAGCAGCGGTACGAACAACATCAAATGCTTGAACACCTTTTGAAGTAGTAACCAACGCACGATTAGTGCTTGTAATAGTTCCATTATTAGATGCAGTACGAGTATCTGTATCTCCGCCGGTGACTCGAGAATATGTACCGTCAGATGATCTAACATAGCCCGCTAAATCAATTGAGCCAACCGGTGCGGATTGTGAAAAACAGAAAGACGAATATAGTGATAGTGTAAATAATACTATGCGGTAAAAATTAACCATAATGCCCCCATGAAGGCTATTAAATATCCAAGTTCAAATATCCAAAGTTCCATGTTAATTATTAAATGCTTTTATTATCATTCTGATAGAAAAGCCAACGACAAGGACCGCTGCGAGTTGCCAATAAAAATCTGTTTGATCTAATAGCGTTACATCACATGGTATTTGGGATGGTACGAGAACACTGGTATAAGTAGATTGTGTGGATAAATCGATTGCTGTTATATCTACTTGGGTACCAGTAGCAACACATTGGATGGCATAATTGCCCGATACGGTAGGACATCCAGCAGCTACACTATCGTGTAGATGCTGGACAGTATCAAGACAACGACCTTGATACAAATAGGCCATTTAGAGTGCGCCTCTGATCCACTTAAATACACGGATACCAACGTACACCAGTATTACAGCAGCACCAATGGTTGCAACATCGGTTGCAGCGTCAGTAATAGCAGTTGATACGCCGGCAGGAACGGCTGCATGGGCATTGATGCCAAATAAGAACATCATTAAACCAAGCAAATAAGATACTTTACGCTGAAAATAAAACAAAGTATTCATGATGCTAAGAACAATAAAACTAACTACAGCACCTACTACCATCGCGGCGTATTTATGCAGATTTAACATTTTTTAAAAACTCCTTTTAAGTTACGGTGCGGAATTGCACCCCCTAACTCACTGGCCTTACACAATGAGTTAGAGGTTGAAATTACACAGAATCATTCAACAGGTAATCAAATAAACTCAAAAACAACATGCTTGTAAAAAACCAAAGAAAAAGAAATTGCATTTTTTAACCCCCTACTACTTTTAAGTGTGGTTCTTGTTGATCTTCCAGGCTGTACCAGTCGGGCATAGATAAGGGTTTCAGGTCGACGATCCGAACTTTCACGGGGAATTGCTCGATATTACGCGGTTCCATAATGTCCATGCCGTATTCACGCAGAATTTTTGCGTGTCGGTACAAAGTACGTTCACTAGCTAAATTCGACATGTCTTGACCAGCAAGCCAAGCTGAAGCATAAATCCGGCTTTTCGCAGGGATAGCGTCGAGGATGTCCGGCTCATCACTGCGATCAACACGATTGAAAATTTCCGTTTCATCCCGGAAAATCTTTATCAGCTTTTCATCCGTGATGTTTTCCAGCTTGTTCAAGCTTTCATCAAATAACAGCCGTTTTTTTAGTTCGATTTCCACGCGCACTACTCCTTGCTCTTTGCACCACAAATAAACCGGATCGTCTTCACTGCAACCGTGTTTCAACATTTCAATGTGTTTGATGTAGGCTTTGAGCATGTGGCGGGTATTAACCCACCATACCGATTCATCCCCTGCCCGGCCTTTCTTCATCCGTGATACTGACCGATTGGCCAACCATCGAATTAACGCTCTGGCCTGTGACTCTGAACCCGTCGCAAAATTACAGGTGATGTCCAAACGAGATACTCGCGCACCAAATGATTCTGTGACATGCGTTGAAGCCCCCATTGTTCCGGAAGTGAAAGCTGGTAAGCCTCGATCCAGGCAAATTCGATTAGCTTTATCAAGAGTTTGTTGCCATCCCAAGTTGAACAGATTGTCTTGACGAGAAAACCGGCCGACGTTTCCACTGAGTGATACATGCTTACCGTCACTTTTAAGCCTGATACTTGTTTCAAATGATCCCGGAAAAGTCGCGGGGCAAACTCTTTCATGGCGAGCATTGCCGATGGCATCATAATTGACGATGATTCCATTGCAATAGACGGGGAGTTGTTCGTCAGTCGTATGTAACTGAGAAATGGTGAGCCAATCGATAAAGATTTCATTTGCCATGTCCTTAACCGGGTATCTAAATTTTCGAAGAATTACTGACAATTTGTCAGTGAACGGACTAGTGTTACTATCCGATTAAGCAACTTTTGCCGGTTGAGCGGCGATGTTAGAAACACCGGTCACCATGTTTTTAATCTCGCCAAAGTGCAATACTTGCTCGATGGTCAAGTCAAGGTGAACAGGGTCTTTTAGGTTCTTGAAATGATGGAATACAGCTGGATCAAGTTCCATCGTTGCAATGTTATTACCATACCCTTCTTGGTTGTAATTTCCCTGAGATACAATCTGAACCGGAAGACCAACAGTAATTACATACATATCGTAAGGTTTGCCGTCTGCTTTTTTGTTGCCGTGTGTGCGCAATACATTAATAACTAACATTTTCATTTTTGCTACTCCTGTGGTTAAAAAAAGATTTAGGTTTCTGTCCTTCGCTCTTCCTTACGTCATCGCTCAGGACATGAACCCTTCTATTGCTTCGTGTGATATTTCTATCGTGTCGCGATAGTCGCTATCGCTTAGTCGTGATGTGGGGTGATAACAGCGCCAATGGTCGTTATACTCAGGAAATTTAGACTCAAAAGTTGCATCGAGAATGGCTTGGTGGTAGCTGTTGGATACTGTTTTCATCGTAATAACCCTAGTTGACTTGTGGAAACTTGAACTATATGATTTAGAAGAAATCATGCGACAACGAATTAGTTGCAAGATACAGCAATAAATTAATGCGGTCAATAGGACATATGTACTATGGAAATGAAAAATTACATCGAAGCAGCCGAAAAAAAAGCTGGAAAACAAACAGAGTTAGCGAAAATACTAAATGTAACAACAAGTTACATTAGGAATGTGAAAGCTGGAAAAAGTGGAATATCTACAGATATGTGTATCATATTAGCTAACTATATTGAAGCAGACCCACTAAAAGTAATCGCGGCCAGCAATCTGGTGACTGAAAAAGACGAACGAAAAAGAAAAATTTTTGAAAGTTGTTTAAACAGAAGTACAACCGCAACGGCAGCGTTAATTTTTGTAGGTGTCACTTCCATAGTGTCACCCTCACCCGCAAATGCAAGTACTGACGCGGCTTCAAATAACGGAAAAATTTATATTATGTCAAGTAGAAGATCTAATAGAAGAAATCAAGGTCGAAGATTTAGCGACAAGCTAAACAATTATGTCGATAATCTTCGTACGCTTTTCTTGCATAGCCGCAACGGATTTTACAAAGGTATCGGCAGTACCTTCTAAGACACTCCGCATCAACCCCCGCAGCAAGCAACTGTTTTTTTTCTTTCGCGATATAGCGGTAATACTTACGCCTACGGGTCTTATTGTGCTTATAGTAGCGAAGGAACCAGTAAAGCCCAGGTAGATTGCCAAGTATTCTGTTGTCCATGGCAGAACAACGTCAAAGGCTCGTTCTCTTTAAAAACTGTTCGGCAAAAGGCATTCAATTTAAGGTAAGAGCGGCGGCTCGGCATGGCCGAGCGCCATTTGATGACCCGCGACGAAAACTCAAGAACCCCTACATTCGCACTTCGTGCGAGCCTCGGGGCCCCCTTTTGAGATTTTCTGCTAGTTTAATGTATAGAAATAGGTTTCAAGCCCATTTCAGATAATTTTGCTTCAATCTCAACAACAACTCGCAGAGTCATCATTGTATGTTCATGCGACAAACACCCCATAGACAAATAAAACTTAGCATCAACCAAACTATCAATCAAACGATCAGCTATTACACTTTCTGATTTAGTCATTTTAATTACCCCTATAAGACGTTTTATTATTAATGAACCTTCAATAATATTAACGGCAAAAATAGTGTTTTCTTTAGTAAAAACAATAACTTATTTATATTTTCTTTTGTGATAACCATCCATA